GTGATTCTAATCTGGTTTGCCATCGCGTTCGCCGATGTGATAGTGTGGGCGATCTTTTTTCGGTGAGGAGAGTTCGATGGCTGGCATCAAGCTGTCTGGAAGCTTCAAAGGCAAGTCCAACAAGCTGGGCTCCGGCGGTCGTGCGGCGCAGCTCAAGGCCAAGGGCGTGCCTGGCGGCGTCATCGGTAACCTCGCGCGCAAGGCGGGCGCAGCCCCCGGCCAGAAGAATTCCCACGCCTCCAAGGGCACGGCTAACGTGCCGGGCAAGAAGGGTCCGGTCGACACCAAGACTTTGGCGAGTATGAAGGGCTCATTAGCGTTTGACTGACCATCGGACCATCGAGGAGCGATTCTGGAGTCGTGTCGATACTTCGAGCGATCCTGGCGCATGTTGGCAGTGGCTAGGGGCTACTGACCGTGCTGGTTATGGTAGATTTTTTCGTCAAGGTAAGAATGCACTTGTTCATGTCTACGCGTATGAGCGTGTTCACGGCCTAGTTCCAAAAGGTCTTTTTGTTTGTCACTCTTGTGACAATCCCCCATGCTGCAATGAGTTTCATTTATTTTTAGGAACTAATGCGGATAATACGGCAGACAGTGTCGCTAAAGGTCGACGTTGGAGCAAGCTCTCACCAAGTCAGACTCAAGCTATTAGAGATTATGTTAAGTCTGGAATTCCACAATTTCTTGTTGCTGCCAAGTTTGGTGTAGCGCGTTCCCGTGTATGCCAGATTGCGAACAGCTGATGTCATCCCATAACGTCATCGACTACAAGCCAGCGCCAACGTGCAAGAAGTTCATCCTCGACTACCAGCCAGGTGAACTTTTTTACGACTGGATCGTCGGACCGGTCGGTTCAGGCAAGACCACCGCCGACTTCATGAAGCTCGTCAGGATGGCGACGCTTCAGGCTCCGATGTCGGACGGCATCCGACGCACCAAGACAGTCGTCGTGCGCAACACCGCGCCGCAGCTCGTCGATACGACAATCCCTTCGTGGATGTTGTGGTTCAAGCCAGGACAGGCGGGAGATTGGTCCGTCACCAACAAGCGCTTTCTGCTCAAGTTCGCCGATGTTGAGGCTGAAGTGCTGTTCCGTCCGCTTGACACCGCCGAGGACATTGCGCGCGTGCTGTCGCTCGATGTTTCATTCGCCATCCTCGACGAGTTCATCCAGCTGCCCAAGGCGATCGTCGAGGGCGTCTCCGGACGCCTCGGGCGCTATCCCGCCAAGAAGGATGGTGGATGCAGCAACAAAGGCATGTGGGGAGCCTCCAACACTGGCACCGAGGATAATTGGTGGTATGACTTTCTGCACCAGCCGTTGCCAGAGAACGTCAAATACTTCAAACAACCGGGTGGCCTGACTCCAGAGGCCGAGAACCTGGAAAATTTACCACCTTACGAGGTGGGCAACCGTCAGTATTATCTTGATCTCGTGAAGGGCAAATCGGATGAGTGGGTCAACCAATATGTCAACGCTGAGTGGGGCTATTCAATCGCCGGCAAAGCCGTCATCTCCAGTTTCAACAAGCACCTCACTCACGTATCCAAAGCTCGCCTACGCTACAATCCAGCACTCCCGCTCGTTGCAGGACTCGATCCGGGGCTTGCAGGCTCGGCTCTCGTGTTCGGACAGCAGGATCTCAACTCACGTCTCCTCATTCTTGGCGAATTGGTCCAGGAAAACATGGGATCGGAAAGAATCATCGAAGAACGACTCAAACCCTATCTCCGAAGATGGTTCCCTGAAGCAAGATTGATTATTGCGCCTGATCCTGCGGGGGCGAACCGGCAGGCCGGTGATGAGGCGGAGATCATTCGTGCGTTCCGGAAGAAGTTCGAGATCTCGATCGAGAGCAATAATCGACTGCCCTTGCGTGTTGATGCTCTCAATTCCTTTTGCACACGGGTTACGGATGTCGGGCCGGCGCTGCTGGTCGATGAGGAGATGTGTCCTAATGTGATCCGTGCGCTCAAAGGCGGCTGGCGATTCGCGATGGACCCGAAGAAGGATCAGCTCAAGGGCCCGGACCCCGAGAAGAACCAGTGGTCGCATGTCGGCGACGCCACAGGATATTTAGCCCGTTATTTCACTCGACAATCGGACCGGGAGTTGAGGTATGGGGGGAAAGGTGTTAGTAAATTCACTCCTCCGCGGCGTTTTGGGCCAGGATATCACTTTTCGTAATCAAGGCGTTACTCGATGCCGATGATCAAGACATCCGCGATGGCCTCGCCAGACCCTAGTCTGTTGCCTCCAGCCGTCGATGTCCCGAGCCCGGACGATGCGCCAGTCCGTAAGCTGAACCCGACTGAACTTCAGAAGCTCGGGCAGCGGCTCAACATGCTGTTCATGAGCTATCGCAGTGATCGCCGGCTCGCTGAATTGCGCTGGTTGCGTTGCGAACGTCAGTATCTCGGCGTCTACGATCCGGACGTGAGCACTGAACTCAGCGCTGGTCGTTCACGATCGTATCCAAAAGTGACGCGGGTGAAGGTTATCAGTGTGCTGTCACGCCTGATGTCACTCATGTTCCCCGGAAACGAGCGCAATTGGGAACTACGGGCGTCGCCATCCATGGATATGGATACCAAGGATGTCTTGCAGGCGATCAAGGACAAACAAAAACGTGACACCGACGCCGGCACCCCACCAACGACGCTCGATCTCGACTATGTCATGACGGCGATCAAGGCGATGGCGACCGATCGCGCACAGAAATTGACGGAGATCATTGATGGACAACTTGAGGAGCTTGGCGGCCATCAGACTTCGGACTACATCCAGCTTAATCGTCTCGCACTCAAGTCCGGGATCATATTTGGATTGGGTATTCTTATTGGACCTTATGCGCGCGAGACCAAGGAAACTGTCTGGTCCCAGGACGACGCTGGGGGGCCTCCGAAGCCGAGCAAGCGCACCGTCTACAAGCCGGTGTTCGAGTGGATGCCAATCTGGAACTTCTACCCCGACATGGCGGCCAAGACCGTTCAAACGATGGATGGGTGGTTCGAGCGTCGCGTCATGTCACGTTCGCAGGTCCGCAAACTAGCCGACCGGCCAGACTTCTTCGGCGACATCATCAAGAAGTATCTCGCCAACCGCGAGATGGGGAACTGGCGTCCGCTGGAGTTCGAGACCGAGCTGCGCTCGATGGGCGTCAAGTCCAACACCAACGAGATGAAGATCGAGACGTCCAAGTTCGAGGTGTTGGTCTGGCATGGTGCAACGTCGGGCATGATGCTCAATCTCTCAGGCATCGACGTGCCGCAGGACAAGATCGCCGATGACATCGATGCCGAGATCTGGCTGATTGACGGCAACGTGATCAAGGCGGAGCTGAACCCATGGAAATCTCTAGGCGTGGAGGTGAAGACGCTTCACACCTTCCTGTTCGACGAGGACGACACATCGCCGATCGGCCAGGGCCTGCCAACGATCATGCGCGACAGCCAGATGTCGATATCGGCGGCGTCGCGTATGCTGCTCGACAACGCCTCCGTTATCTGTGGACCCAATCTCGAACTGAATACCGATCTGCTTCGTCTCGATCAGGACCTGACGAGCACGTCGGCCTACAAGATCTGGTATCGTGAAGGTATCGGGCAGGACGCTCATGAGCCGGCGGTGCGCAACGTTGAGATCGAGAGTCATATTCCTGAACTCATCCAGGTGATCGAGCTTTACCAGAAATTCGCTGATCAGGAGACATTCGTCGGCCCGGCGACCGGTGGCGACGTCACGGAGCAGAAGGGCGAGCCGATGCGCACGGCTGCCGGCGCGAGCATGATCCGAGGCGATCAGGCGCTCCCGTTCAAGGACATTGTGCGCAGTTTCGACAGCTTCACGCAGTCGGTCCTCGACTCCATCGTGCAGTTCAACCGTAAGCTCAACCCCAAGGACACGCCGGAAGCCGACTACGACATCATCGCGCGTGGTGCGACATCCCTCGTCGCCAAAGAAGTCCGTGGGCAGCAGATGGACCAATTGGCAGCAACAATGCTGGATGAGGAGAAGCAAGAAATTGATATGCGCAAGTTTGCTCGCGCGCGGCTGTCGGTGCGCGACATGGACGACTTGCTGGTGAGCGACGAAGAGTCGGATCGCCGTCAGAAGTCAGCCAGCGATGCTGCGGCGTCGCAGCAGGACCAGATGCAGAAGACATCAGAGGCCAATGTTCGCAAGCTTCTCTCGGACGCCTTCAAGAATCTCGCGCAGGCGCAGAAGAACTCGGCGGGCGCGGATGCCGAGGCCGTCGAGACGGCGCTCACGCTGTTGGAGCGTGGGATGATGGGGGCTATGGGTGGAGGTCAGGGTGCAGGACAGGCAGATACGCAAGGCGCGGCATCAGCATCTCCGGGAGGAGATTTACAATCGCCGGGCGGAGTTCCACCTGGTGGTGGAGCTGCTCCGGATACATCTGGAGGAGGCCAAGGACAGGATACTGGTGTGCCTGCCGGAGGACTTGGGGCGGCTCCAGGGATCGGTAATAGCCCTTGATGCCTTCATCGACGAGATGACACATCCGAGACAAGCAATCCCCCAGAAAGAACCCGTCAAGCCTGATGTGCCAGGCGGCATCGAGCTTCAGCCAGAAAGGTGATCCATGGTCGATCCTGTTGTGACCCAAGACAAGCCAAACGACGATTTTGAGGCAGCCTTCGCTCAGATTTCAGAGGCAGATGCCAAGAACGAAACGGTCAAGCCTGAAGATATCAAAGCGGCTCCGGTCGTTGAGAAGACGGCTGAACAAGTCGAAGCGGAACGTGTTGCGGCTGAGGCTGCCGCCGCGACGACAACGACTGAGCCTGTTATCGAGAAGACGGCTGAAGAGGTCGAAGCTGAGCGTGTCGCCGCCGAGGCTGCTGCGAAAGCCGATGACCAGAATCTTGTGTCGCGGCTGGCGACCCTCATCAAGGGTGCGGACCCCCAGGCTACGGCGCGTGAAGTCGCTGCGGCGGCGCAAGCCGAAGCTCAACGGATCGCCGCGGAGAAGGCTGCGGCGGATGAGGCGACTCGTGCGCAACAGATGCCGCAATTGTCCAAGGATGAACTGGCGCTTGTTGCACAGGTCGAGAAGGACTTCCCGGATGTGGCGCGCGCGCAGGCGATCGTGCGGCGGGCGGAATATCAGCAGGTCGTCAAATATATTTTTGACGAGGTGACACGCGCTAACGCGGCGAAGGACGCGCAGCTCGCTCCATTCTTGCAGCTTGTGCAGAATCTCGCTGAGCGCACGCATGTGGGCGACCTTAAGTCCGCTGTGCCGGACTACGACAAGCTTGATGTGCAGAAACTCCGCTCATGGGTGGAGACCCAACCATCCTACCTCAAGGGAGCCTACGATCAGGTGCTGATGCGCGGCACCGCGGAGGATGTGAAGGATCTCGTGGCGCGCTTCTACACCGAGACCGGTGTGAGGCAGCCTGTCATCGCTGCCGATCCAAAGGCTGTGGCGGCTGCCGCGGCTGCGGAGACCGCGCGCAAGAAGGCCGTTGCTGCGCTGGCTCCTGTTGCGTCCAGCCGCGCCGCAGCGCCGGCTGGTGAGGCTCCCAAGGATTTCGATAACGCCTTTGCCGAGTTTGCTCAGGCGATGGTTGCGGCTGAGGGAAATGATAGATTTTCGAGGTGACTTGACAGTAGGTTCACCACACAGTAAATATACACACACAAGGCGCTGAGCTGCCGATCACATCCATGCAAGCGGATGTTTTGCGGACCTAGTCACACCTGAATCCCTTTCACTTTCCGAGTATATTTTCAGCGCGTCTGAAGTATATTCTGGGCTCAGGAGGCTATTATGGCCGCAATTACTTCGTATGGCGACATCTCGCCCGCCGTCGCAGCGTATAGCGTAGTCAGAATGTTGAAGAGAGCATTACCCTATTTACAGATCGAGAAGTTCGGCCAGACTTATCCTCTGCCAACCAATTCGACGAACACCGCTAAGTTCCGTCGTTACTTCCTGATGGGCGCTCAAGGCGCGGCCGGTCCGGATGGCGGCGGCACCAACGGCGCAGGCGCTGCATTCTTCATCCCGCTGGCCACCACGCCGCTGGTCGAAGGCGTCACGCCTGAAGGTGGTCTCCTGGCCAACCAGGACTACACGATCACCCTTCAGCAGTATGGCAACTTCCTCACCTACACCGATGTGATCGAGGACGTCCATACCGATCCTATCCTTCAGCAGATGACGGACGCGCTCGGCGAGCAGGCGGCGGTCACGGTCGAGACGTTGCGCTTCAACGTCCTCAAGGCCGGCACCAACGTCTGGTATGAGAACAACGTCGCCAACCGCACGCTTGTCGCGGGAGCTGTCTCGCTCACCGACCAGCGGCGTGTGACGACCGGCCTCAATCGCCAGAACTCCAAGAAGATCAGCTCGGTCATCGCCTCGACCGCCGACTTCAACACCAAGTCGGTCGAAGCGAGCTACATGGTCATCTGCCATCCCGATCTCGAAACCGACCTGCGTAACATGACCGGCTTCAAGGTGGTCGCTGACTACGGTCCGCACACCGCGCCGTTCGAGGGCGAGATCGGTTCGGTCGAGCAGTGCCGCTATCTCACATCGACCGTGTTCGCGCCGTTCGCCAACGCTTCGACGGCCAGCGGCGCTTCGGCGACTACGTTCCGCTCCACCGGCGGCACTTACCCGGACGTCTATCCCATCCTCTACTTCGGCCGCGACGCCTTCGGCATGGTCCCACTCAAGGGCAAGTCCTCAATGACCCCGATGGTGGTCAATCCCAAGCCGGTCTCCGGCGATCCCTTGGCCCAGCGCGGCACGGTGGGTTGGAAACTCTGGCAGGGCACGATCATCCTTCAGGATGCCTTCATGGCCCGCCTGGAGGTCTTGGCGACCGCCTAATATGGAGGGGCCTAGCGCCCCTTCTCACCCCCTCAAGTCGGAGTATCTCCAATGACTCTCGCCACCGCTGGAATCACCCCGGTCACGCAGAATCCGTCCAACCTGCTCAACTTCGCGTCGGGCACCTACACTGGCGACGGTTCGGCGACGGCTCAGCTCAACATCGACTTCACGCCGAAGTATGTGAAGATCTGGGACTTCACCGACACGTTTATGTGGGAGTGGTGCCAGGGCATGCCGGCCACCGACACGATCTACTTCACCGGCGCGGCCGACATGGCTGTTGACACCAACAGCGTCATCGCGACGAACGGCAAGCTCAACGCGGTCTCGTCGGCCGGTGTCTACAGCCCGGCCGGCAACGGCCCCGGCGACGGCACGCTGGTCAACACGTCGATCACCGTCTGGGGTCCCGATCCGACCAACCCGAACAACTGCACGATCACCACCAACGGGCTGGTGAACGGCAAGTCCTACGTGTGGATGGCCTTCGGCTGATCGGGGGACGTGATGAGC